GACCGGCTGGCGGGGCTGGAAGTGAACGACGGCATCGACCCGAAAACCAGCGTGGGCTACCAGCTGTACAAGCGGGGGCAGGAGCTGACGGGAGCTGCCCAGAGCGGCCTGACCGAGGGGAGCCGGGCGGTGCAGGGAGCTGTGAGCAGCGCGGCGGAGAACCTCGCCGTCAGTTCCATCAACCCGGCGGCGGTGCTGCCGGTGCTGAGCTTACAGGGCGCGGGCGACGCCATGGGCCAGAGCATCGAGAAGGGCGAAAGCGCGGGCAAGACGCTGGCGGGCGGCGCACTGAAGTTCGGCGCGGGCTGGGGCATCAACTCGGTGGGCGCGGCCGACCTTGCCAAGACCATGGGTTCGGACTACGCCAAGGACACGTTGGCCGGGCAGATCGCGGCCAAGATCCAGAGCCTTGTGGGGGATGCACCCTTTGCAAAGGCCCACCCGACAGTGGCGGCAGCGCTCTCCGGCGGCATCGACAATGCCATGCAAGCCTTTGTGGAAAGCTATGCCGACAAGGCCATCGACGCGGCGCTGGGTGACGAGAAAGCGGCGCAGAGCCTGTTTACCACGGATACCCTGATCGCCGCGCTGGAAAGCGGCCTTTCCGGCGGAGCCTCCGGCGCTATGGGCGGTGCTGTAGGCTCCGCTCTGGCGAAGTACAACGACGGCAACGCCAGCCTGTTGGGACAGGCGGAGTATTACGATCAGCTCGACAACTACGAGAAGGCCGTGGCGGCGGAGAAGAAACGGCAGCAGCGGGTGGAAGAGCCGGGAATGGCGAGTGAGCAGCAGACGGCACAAGAGGCTGCGAAAGCCGACAGCGGGCTTGCCCTCTCAGGCGCTTCGCGCCAGCTCCCCCAAAGTGGGAGCCCTTGGCAGGACGGCGGGGCTGTGCGGAATGAGCAAAGCTCGACGGCGCAAAAAAGCGAGGGCTCCGAGGCAGAGGGATTGAAGAGTGACAACCCTGCGGTGCGGCAGTATGCCAAGGTGGTGCAGGAGAATGCGCTGACCGGAAAGACCATCAACCTGTTTACGCCGGAGGCTGGGAACGAAGCAAATCGTGCAGCATTTGAGGAAGCCTATGGGGTACAACTTCCCGGTACAGCAGCAGCGACCCGGCGGGCATTGCGGCAGGTGGCCGAACAGGAAACCGCCGCAAGAAATGCAGCGAACGCGGAACAAAATGCGGCGAACGCTGCAAAGCCGGAAGCGGAGCAGACCGTGGAAAACGCCGGGGAAACGGTGGAAACCGCCCTCTCCGTGCTCCGTCCGGCTGACAGCGGCGCGTCGCGCAGCTCCCCCGAAGAGGGAGCTCTGCTTCAAGGAAGCCCCACGGAAGAGAGCGCTGCGACAGAGGGCAGAGAGTATGCGGACGTAGACCGGAAGGTTGACCCGGCGGGGCTGGACGCGGCGGACGAGGGAAGCGGGCAGATGCGGGAGACCTACGGGCTGCGGGAACCCAGCGGCCAGACGGCCCGGCAGAGCGAGGTACAGCGCCAGTTGGAGCAGTGGGGCGTGGAGAGCGGCAAGACCAAGGCCGCGCAGGACATCAGCCAGAAGCTGCCCGCCAACGTGGATGCTGATCGGTATGCCGCCGCGGCTTCAACGATCTACCATCTGGCGCAGATGGACGAGGTGGAGAGCTTCGACGACGCGCTGCGGCTGGCCGGTGTGATGGACAATACTGCCCTGAACGTCAACTATATTCTGGACAGCGGCGAGGGCGGGCGGATCGCGCTGAATACCGCCTACCTCTACGGTGCAGACACCAAGGAACAGGCGGGCGGCTACGGCGGCGGCCTGACCGACCAGAGCACGAGCGGACAGGGGCTGGTCTACTATAAAGGGACGCTGGATCACGACGGCACCGACATGGGCAGCCAGATCATCGAGCTGAACGCCGCCGCCACCGGCACCGACGCTGTGCTGAAGAACGTGCTGCAAAACAATCCGAACGTCCGGGCCTATGTGGACAGCGAGACGGCCCGTATTTTCTTCGGGGACAGCGTCAGCGACATTTTCGGCACCGTGCTGCACGAGGACTACCACTGGTATAACTCCCTCGACCAAGCGGGCGCAAAGAGCTTGCAGGACCATGCCCTGACCTACCTTGCCCAGATGGACGGATATGAGAGCGTAGACGAGATGATCCGGGACAAGATGGACGTGTACGCCAGCCAGAAGCTTACCTACGAACAGGCAGCCGAAGAGCTGGTGGCAGATGCGTGGCGGGGGATCTTTGCGACGGAAGCGGACTTCAAGCGCTGGGTGGAATTCCAGCGCGGACAGGCCGAGAAAAATGCGGGCGTGAGGGGTTCCATCCACAAGGTGATGAACCGGGTGAAGAATCTGCTGAGCGACATCATCAGCCGGGCCAAGGAAGTGCTGACCATCGACCCCAGCAATGCCGCCGCCCTGAAGGCAAAGCGGCTGGCCGAGGCCCAGAGACGGACCTTGCAAGACGAATACTTCGCCCACGCCGAAAAGGCCATGGACACCCTGCGGGCAGCAAAAGAAAACGCCGCAGCCCTCAAGAATGAAGGTGCGGCGGAACAGCAGGGGGTGCGGTATTCCTTGCCTGACATGGCAAAGGAAACGGAGGCAGAGAAGACCAAACGGCAGATGGCGCTGACCATCCACCCGGCGCAAACGAACGCAGAACGGACGGCAAGGGTCAGTGAAACGAATTGGTCGGGGCAAAAGACACAGGATGTTTACAAAGCGATTCGAACAATTTTGAATGAGTTCGGAATCCCAAGCAAGACCTTCCAGATGGAAGATGTGGATGTGGAGTTCAATTATGGAAGCCGGAACATTCAGGAAAGCGTAAATAAACAGCGTGAGCTTACTTCCAGAGAATACAATGATTTTGCACTGGTACAAGCCAACATTGAGGAAGTGCTTGCCGATGCGGTGCCGCTGGAAGCTCATGCAGACAAAAAGGGAAAGCCGCATGTAGAAGGAATGATCGTGCTGGCATCTGCTTTGCAGGATGGAGAGCGAATCATCCCGGTGCGGGCAGAACTGAAACTGTATGACAACCGCCCAACGGCCCTTTACATGGCAATTGCAGAGACCACGGCAGAGGAAAGCCGGAATGCGGCCAACAAAAAAGAACCGGATCGCAAGGTGCGTCAAGAGCCGTTGCTGACTCAGGAGGCTACCTTCCCCGGTTCCTCTGATAGAACCGGGTCTGAGGACGACGGCAGCGCAAGCGCTGAAGTTCATCCTACCGGTTCTTCTGACATTACTATAACGGATCTTTACAACCTTGTCAAGCATGATGCGAACTTCGCAAAATATTTTTCGGACGAAGTGGCGTACAAAGCAGAAGGTCTGGACACGTTGCAGAAGGAAAGCAAAGCGCTGGAACAACAGCACCGCGAGCTGAAAGAAGAGCGGGCCAGCTGGATGGACAGCGACAAAGTGAAAGCCATTGAAGCCAAGAAGAGATCCTATGGCATTTTCTCTGCTGCAGGAAAGGAATACCGGGCGGGTGAGGAATACCAGAATTATCTGGCAAAGCGGAAAGAGTTCAACCAGCGCGGGGCTGAACTGGATGACCGCATCGGAGAAGTGAGGGAACGTATCCGGAAAGCCAATGCGCAGCTGGAAGCACGGAGACAGGCGGTGCAGAAGGACAAGCAACTGGCCTACAATGCAGCAGCCGAAAAGGCGGGCGGGGCGGCTGAATATCACCGCCAGATGGCGAAGGAGAAGTTCGGAACAACGGGCGCCTTTGAAAAGGCCGGTTATATCCTGCCAGATGGCGAAATGCTGAACTTTGCACAAAACGAAGCCGTCCGCGACACCGACCACCGGGAGATCATGGACGTGTTCGGGCCGACCGACGTGACGGAGGGCACCGACGCGCTCAACAAATTCCTTGCCGAAGGCAACATCCGCGTGATGGCTGAGCAGCCGGGCATCGACCTTTCGGCCAGTGTGGAGCCGACAGCACAGCAGTTGGAGCAGATCCGGAAGATGGCAAAGACGCTGGGCGCAGAAAAGCGGCAGTTCACGCTGGACTTCTCGACTAAGGACGGCGGTGTGGCCGCAACGAAGGACTACAGCGGACGCATTGATGCGGACAAGATCGTGCGGGAAATCCGGGAGTATTATAAAACTGGGGAACTGCCAGCGGAAAGCAGTCTGGCACGGTTCCGGTATCAGATGAGCCAGCAAGCCGAACAGGCCGACCGGGATGCGAAGCGGAACCGCCAGCGGCAAGCCAGCCGGACCATTGCGGACAACAGCGCGGCCATCAAGACGCTGACCGAGATGATGGGCCTGACCCGCGGGGTGCGGGTGAGCGACGACAGCATTCTGGGCGTGGCAGAACGGCTGGTAAAGGCCAGCGGCGCGAAGGGCAAGGCCGACACCGAGCGTGTGGCCCGCGAGATGCGCACCCTGATCGAGTACATGAAGACCGAAGGGGCCGACATGAACAAGGCGCAGGGGCTGGCCGAGACCATTGCCGGGGAGATCCTCGACGAGGCGACTTACCGGAATACGGAGCTGTGGCAGCAATACCCGGAATACCACGAGCTGAGCTACACCGTGGACAAGAACGGCAAAGCCAAGGCGGAGCTTGTGCGCCAGTACGGAAGCTGGAGCGAAGCGGTGGCCGAGGCCCGGAAGCACGGCGTGAAGCTGCGGCAGGAGGAAGGACACCGGGACGGAAACCCGGCGGAAGAATACGAGGCCATTGTGAACGATACCCGGAGCATTGGCGGCACAAAGCAGGGCGCAGCGGAATTGTTCCGGGGAGCCGCCAAGGCAGCGGGCGTGGACGGCGCGGCCAGCATGGAGAGCACCGAGTGGCTGGATGTGCTGATGAACGTGCACGACACCATCAAGCCAAAGATGATGAGCCGGTTCGCGGATGTGGCTGAGTACGAAGATGCCAAGGTAGAGCTGGCGGGCCGGATGATCGGCGACTTGTTGAATGTGAACGAGATGAACGACGCACAGGCCATCTTCGATTCCTTCCAGCAGTGGCAGCGCCGGGCCGCAGCGGCAGCAGCCGGAGACGAAACCAGTGCGGCCAAGGCTGTGAAAGACCTGCGGGCTGTGCAGAAGGAGCAGACGAGAGAATTCAACCGGCGTTTGGCGGAGAACCAGAAAGCCGGGAACCAGAGCGAAGCAGTGCAGCAGATGCAGGAGCAGCAGCGCCGGAATGCCAAGGCAGAAGCGATGCTGGACGCCAATCTGGATGCACTGGGCGTGGACATCACCAACTCCGGCGACATGGCCGAGAAGCTGGATGTGCTGAAGGAAGCCTACGAACGGGAATGGAGAACCGAGAAAAAGCGCCTGAAGGAAGAGCGGCAGCAGATGTTGGACGAGATCACGCTGGAAAACAAAACTCTGAAAGCGGAGAACCGGGACCTCGCCCGGCAGGTGGCCAACGAGCAGCGCCGGGCTGACCGGGCGGAGTACAGCCAGATCGTGCAGGAGCGCGAGATCATGGAGTGGGAAGCCGAGAACCAGAAGAAAGCCGAAGCATGGCAGCAGAAACAGGCCCAGAAAAATGCCATTGCGGTGGAAGTGGCCCGCCAGCAGCGGGATGAGGACATTGCCGTGGCAAAAGCACTGGCCGAAAAGCGGGTGCAGCGGGCGCGGGACGGACGGAAGGCTGATGAGCTGAAGCGGAGCATCCGGAACAACGCCGCCCAATTGAACCAGATGATCCTGCGGCCTTCGAAGGGCAAGTATGTGCAGAAGGATTTTATTCATTTGGCCGTAGAGGTTGCTAAAATGGCAGACATGACCATTCTAAATGATAAAGCAGTAGCTCGGCTGGAAGATTTGCAGGGAAGTATCAAGGATATGATGGGAACAAAAGAAGACCCAAGCAGTATTGGATACGATTGGGATAAAACTGGCGTCCCTGATTTGATTCAAACTCTGCGAGATGAACTCAGAAAAAGCAAGAAGAATAAGCTCAACCTGCTTAAGCAGCAGCTGACCGAGGCCGAGGCGCTGGGCGACGGCGAAAAGGCCGAGAGGCTGCGGGACCGGCTGAAGGCCCGCATCAGGGAGACGGAGAACCGAACCTATCTGCCCATGACTGTGGACCAGCTGCGGATGCTGAAGGCCATCACGGCGGGGACGCTGCACGTGATCCGCACCGAAAACAAGACCCTGAGCCTTGCCAAGACCGAGGAGATCGACGCCTTTGCCCAGAAGGCCGGGCTGGAAGTGCTGGCCGCGAAGGGAAACGAAACGGGCAAGCTGCGAAACGTGCTGACCAAGTACAACCTTGATATGCTGGGCGCGAAGCGAGTGTTCCGGATGCTGAGTGGCTACGCCAAGAACAGCCAGATGGAACGGCTGGCCGATATGCTGAACCAAGGCCAGCTCCGGCAGACCCGGATCACGGTGGAAGGCACCAAGCTCTTCGACAACGTGACAGGCAAGGCCAACCTCAAGCAGATGGAGCGGTTCGCTGGCCCCGGCGCGGAGCTGGTGGACATCGGGCTGACGGACGCAAAGGGCAAGGCCGTGCCGCTGACCCATGGGCAGCTGTGCAGCCTGTACATGCACTTGCAGAACGCGGACAGCCGGGAGCACCTGCTCAACGGCGGCCTGACTCTGCCGGACACAACGCTCTACAACAAGGGTGACATCGAGCGGGCCTACCAGAAGGGGCAGACCGTGAGGATCGGAATGCTGACGGGGGCCGACGGAATGCCCATGGCCGACACCATCCTGAACACCGTGGAGAATGCCCTGACCGACTACGACCGGAAGTGGATTGAGGACATGAAGGGCTTCTTCGGGGACTACACCACGAACCTCATCAACGAGACCAGCATGAAGCTGGTGGGATTCCAGCGGGCGACGGTGAAGAACTACTACCCCATCGCGGTGGACAAGACCCAGCTGGCCAGCGAGATCGAGGGCGTGAAGATGGACGCCACCATCGAAGGGCGCGGCTTTTTGAAGGAGCGCGTGAAGAGCGGCTTGCCCATCCTGCTGGAAGAGTGCAGCAGCGTGGTGCAGCGCTCTTTGCGGGACACGGCGGCCTACGCGGGCCTTGCAGCACCCATCCGGGACGCAAACCGCATCCTGAACGCGAATGTGGAGACAGAGGACGGCATCCAAAAGCTGAAGAGCGGCGTGCTGAAGGAACACTGGGGACGGGACGCGGTGAACTACGTGGATTACCTGCTGACCGACTTGCAGACGAAGCCGCATAAGCGGTCGGACGGATTTAGCTGGGCGCTGAGGAAGCTGCGGGGCAACTATGCTGGGGCTATTCTGACCTTAAACCCCGGCGTCGCCATCGCACAGGCGGCGTCCCTGCCCACGGCGGGGGCCGTGCTGGGCAGCGATACCATGGCGGCAGTGCTACCCTTCGTGAAAAACCTCTCCGGCAAGCAGCGGCGGGCACTGGAAGCGGAGATCAGCGCCCACGGCGACGCGCTGCTGCAATACCGACTGCGGGGCAGCCAGCGCGGGGAACTGGCGTCCATCGGCGTTTCGAGGAGCTTTGCCGAAAAGGCTATGGACAAACTGCCCAAGAGCGTGACCGGCTGGATCAACTCGATGGATGAGATCACGGTGGCGGCACTGTGGGAGGGTGCGAAACATTATGTGGAACACCACTCCGGGGAGTTTGCCGACGGTGCGGCCACCAAGGGCAGTGACGCCTACTGGAAAGCTGTGAACCAGATGTACCAGAAGGTCATTGAGGAGACCCAGCCCAACTATACTGTGATGCAGCGGGCGGGCATCCAGCGCAGCGACAACGAGATCACCAAGACGCTGACCATGTTCACCACCCAGCGGTTCCAGAACTACGGCATCCTCGCCGATGCGGTGATGGACTACAAGGCCCAGAGAGCCCGGTACAATGCAGAGAAGAGCGCCGAGAACAAGGCCGAAGTGCAGCGGGCCGGGCAGAGCTTGCACCGGGCTGCTACAAGCCAAGTGATACAGACGGCGGTATTCGCCCTGATGAAGATCGGCGCGGACTTCCTGCTGCATCGGTGGGATCGCGAGCAGGATGAAAACGGCGACGTGACCGCCGAAAGCCTGTGGAACCGGTTTGCGGGGCTGTTCACCGAGAGCGCGGCGGGCAACTTCCTGTTTGGTTCGGAAATCTACAGCATGGTGGGCAACGCAGTGAACGGCACGGACTACGATGTGGTGAGCGCGACCAACATCAGCGCCGTCAACGACCTGTTTGCCGCTACCACGAAGCTGTACACCCTGATCCGGAAGGACACCACCGGCATGGACGAAGAGGAACTGGAAGCCTACCACCGGAAGCTCCGGAAGGCCGGGGTCGATGTGATGGAATATGGGCTGGACATCGCGGGCATCCCGGCGGCAAACGGGCGGAAGATGGTAGAAGCCTTCGCGGCCTACGCGGACGACGTGCAGGGCCTTGCAAACGGCGAAGGGTTCAGCCTGAACGGGACCCCGGCCAGCGCGACCGGACAATACGACCGGCTCTTCAACGCCATTGAGCGGGGTGACGCGGAGGAAGCTGCGGCCGCTCTTGGCAAGCTCGAACAGATGGGCAAGAGCGACAAGGTGAACGCAGAGCTCAAGAAACGCCTGAAGAACTACGACCCGGACATCGAGACAGCGGCCAAGGCCCGGAACGCGGGCAATGACAGGACCCGGCAGAAGGCGACCGAGGACTGCATCCGGGCACTTTATAAAGGGCTTGGCATCCGGGAGGGCGTCAAAGAGGATGCAGCCAAGCGGGAGGCCATCATCGACCTTGTGACCGGGGCCGTGAACCAGAAGGCCGATGAGCTGCTGGCCGGAGACAAAGACCGGAATGTCTACGATGACCTGACCGATGCACTGGAAGTGGGCCGCGCCAAGGATGTGCAGACAGAGGTCAACCGGCTGCTGACTGCGGGCAAGGACAAGGATGCCATCAAGAGCAAGATCACCGGCGTTGTCAAGAGCGAGTATCTGGCCGGGAATGACCACGACCGGGAGAAGCTGGCGGAGATGCTGCTGCGGCTGGAAGCCGGAGGCGAACCTCTGTACGAAGAGAAAAACTTCGAGAGCTGGATCAAACAGGACGAGAAGAAGCAGGAAGCTGCGGCGGGAGCCGTGGATGAGTGGGCGGAGGTGAGATAAAAGAACGAAGACGCTTCGGCCAAATTGGCCGGGGCGTTTTTGTTTGCCCGGCGGAAAAAGTAGCAAGTAGTCTGGCCCGGCGGGAGATGATACACTGGGGCAGAAGGGAGGAAGAGCATGAGCGAGTTGAACATCAAAGTCCGGAAATCACAGGACAACGGAAGCACCTTCCGGGCAACGCCGGACACCCTGTACATGGGCGGCGTAGGCTCGGCCAAGGTGGACACCCTGCACTTCGAGGTGCCGGAAGAGTGGGCGAGCTGTGCCATCACGCTGCACGTGCAGCGGCTGAGCGGCGCTCTGCCGGACCCGCAGATGCTGGACGAAAACAACTGCGTTGTGGTAGACCGGCGCTGGACACAGGAAAAGCAGGGCAGTTGGATGCTGCTGGCCGTGGACGAGAACGGCTACATCGCCATGACGAAGCCCGGCAAATACACCTGCTATGAGACCATCGACACCAACAGCACCACCGAGACCATCACGCCAAGCGTATACGAGCAGTTTGTGGCGCTGGTGAAAAAATGGGGACAGACGGCCGTGGCTGCGGCGGCGAAGGCAAAGAGTTCGGAAGAATAAGTAATGAAAGTAAAGACACCGGAGCGGAAAGTATCAATTCCCGCTTCGGTGTCTTTTGTTA